TATCCCTATAGCTAACGGTGATGATTGCTTAGAAATATCCGAGCTCGACATTGGAGACGCGACTACTGTCGGGTCTCTTGTGTGGAAATACCAACAGCTTAATGTCCCTGTACGTGACGCCGTGCAGTTTGGGGCGGATTATTTTGAATTCTGTTCACATGGATTCACTAGACAGCCTGGAGGAGGCTGGAAGGCTCATTTGTCCTCGTATGAAAGGATGTTTTACGAAACAACCGTTTCTCGCGACATAGTTTCTTCGGAAGTTAATTGGTCTAAAGAAATGGAGAACCATCCAGATCGCGATTTGGTCGAGAGGTTTGAGGCGTACTTAGAGTTTCGCGCCGCAGCTCTAGCTTCTCCTCCCTAGAGATGACCAAATCAAGAAAAGCCCGCTCCCAGGCTAAGAATATGGGGGGAAGAAAGATTAAGGGTAGAGGCAATTACAAAACCTTTAATCTTCGGGGTATGGCCCAAAAGCTTGACCAAGCTTTAAGCTCTATTCCCAAGGGTACTTTCGCTAAGAAGGGAGCCCAGATGGGGGCCAAGTATGGTCCCCTTGGCGCTTTGGCCGGCCAAGGCCTAGGCGCCGGGTTAGCCGCTGTTACCGGATATGGTAATTATCGCGTGCGTTCGAACTCGTTGAGCAAGGTATCGACTTCGGTCGATATGGTTCCCCAGTTCGTTAAGAACGACCATAGCATTCGTGTTACGCATAGGGAGTTTATTAAGGACTTAGTTGTCCCGAACGACCCTTCTACGTTTAGTTTGCAGTCATTTCTTATTAACCCAGCGAACAAGGAATTATTTCCTTGGCTAGCCACTATGGCTAGGCAATATAGTCAGTACAAGATTCACGGAATGGTTTTCGTTTACAAGACTATGAGCAGTGATATCACTGCCGGTGGTTCTCTCGGTACAGTTATACTTGCCACGAACTACAACTCTATTGACAGGGCTTTCGTCAACAAAATAGAGATGGAGAACAGCGAATTCGCTGTTTCCACCAAGCCTTCTATGAGCTTGGTACACGCCATTGAATGTGATCCCAAGTACTCAGGGCTTGACGTGTTGTATGTTAGAGATCCGTCTTATGAGACGAACGACACAAACGACAAGAGGTTTTACGATTATGGAAGATTCCAGATTGCTACGACCGGGCTGCCGGGTACCGCCGGCACCACCATGGGTGAGATGTGGGTTAGCTACGACGTCGAGTTCATGAAGCCCGTTATTGGGGGGACAGGTTTACCCACCTACATCCCCGGTACGAGTCTTGTTAGCCAAAGCAACGGTCTCTTAGCCGTTGGCACAGGCACTCAAGGCGTTCAAACTGTTAGGTATGCTGCTACAGCTACCGTTACCCCGGCAGCTTCTGGCACGGACGGGCTTTTACCAGGCTCGTATACGATCAGCGGTGCGACTACCCTAGACGGTGTGGTCGTTAACGTCGAGGCTTTGAACGTCAAGCTTCGTAAG